TATCCCCAATTTTATACTCAGGGAACCATACCATGCTGGCCATCTCCGCCGGCACTCCCAGTTCGATCAATCGCTTCGACTGCTCGATGCTTGTTACTTGCTCTTTCATCCTTTATAGTTTTTAAATTCTACACTCTTGAAAATTGCCTTATGATTGCACCATCGGGCCAATCTCTTCTGCTCTTTTGTAGGTTCGATGTTATTGTCGAAATCCCTGTATGGTTGCGCGAATGGAATTACACCTAATTTCCGCAAGGCGTTGATACGTTCCAATGCGTCGCCTACATCTTGAATCAAACAGTAAACAAAGATTTTATAAGGCTTAACACCTCGATGCCCCAATTCCTCCACACACTTTACCACCGATTCCAACTGCGGCATCCTATCACAAGCAAATCGCATCTGACTTATCCATTTCACCCGCGCTAATAGATCGAGAATGTAGGCGTCGTCACACGCTTTTCGTGCGTCATCGTCAAAATAGTTTCTGTTGTGCTTGATGCCATTGAAGCCTCCGTTTGGCTCCCTCGTAATAATCTTTGTCGAGTTCTATGCCCGTCATTTCAAATCCGAGATCGTCGCAGGCTATACATATCGAACCGCTGCCCAGATGCGTATCGAGAATCTTGTCGCCCGGTTCGGCATAGTTCGACAGCAGCCATTTATAGAGTGCTACGGGCTTCTGGGTGGGATGGATACGACGTTCATTCAACATTTTATTTCCTTGTTGTATGCGCCCTTCGGAGATGGATTTTCCTTGACACATTCCATTCCACATGAATGCAAACAGGCGAACCGAATCAATCAAACTGCAGTAGGCTATTTCGCAATCCGAAAAAGAGCTCTTCCCATTGACTTTATCCCATACGATGCGGCCGGGGCCGAAGGGATAACAGAAATAATTGCATCCCCAAATGATCTGGTTTTTCGATACACGCTGCAATTCCATGAAATAGTCTTTATCGGGAACTGTCCAATGTTTTGCCTCGTAGGCTGGTTGTTTTACTCCTATCGACGATTTAGTAGTTCCATAATAACCCAATTTATCAGGGGCATCGAAATAGGGCGGATCAACAATCGCCAAATCGAACGATCGGTTTGGAAACTCTCGCAGGAGGTTCATACAATCATCGTTGTACAGTGTAATATTCCCTAATTTATCCATCTCTTAAAATTCGATCTTTGGTAGGACTATATTTCATCAGGTATATTGTACTTGTATTTATCCTCTCTCGTTATCCACAGAGGCTTATTCATGCCCGTTATTCGTATCGGTGCATATATATCCGTACTACATCCGTTCTTCATGGCCTCATTACACATCGCCTCGTATGTTATTACCCTGCATCGTATATCCAGACTTAGAATATTCGCTATGGTCAGTTTTCTGTATGTAAATGTGTCCAGTACTGTGTTTACTGAGTATTCGAGCCTCTTGCCACTCATCCCGGATTTTGAAATACGTTCCGATAATATTTTGAAAAAATCTTTGCTCATCTCCGGGAAACACGTTTTCAACCTGTACACGGCTATTGCGATCTCCTCGTCAGAAGCGGGCGCACTCCCAAATACCGAAATCTCATAGCTATTCTTGTTGAGGAGTACGAGCGATGGCGATCCCCTCTGCAACTGCTCGCATAAGGGATTCGATTTCCTCCTGCTCACTTTCTGATTCTCTTCCATTTCCCATAGATTTTAAGGCAAATATACCTGCATAGTTATTAGCCATAGATTGCTCGATGATCTTCTCAGCCCTTATTACCGACCCGCCGGAAAGTTCCATAAGCCGTTTGTAAAACATCTCTATGCCTTTTCGTTTGTACGATTCGTGCCGCTCTGTTTTGTAGGCCATCCACTTTTCCACTACGGGAATCATATCTATGTCTATCCCCATCTCGAACAAATCTATCTTTTCTTTTTTCGCGGAACTTTTTTCTTTTCTCTTTCGTGGCGAGGGCCTATCCCTTGTATCATCGTTCGAATTTTTATCATCTACGTATTTTTTATCTCCCTCCTTTTCAGGAGGGTAAGGGAGGTTATTTAAAGTATCAGTATCAGTATCAGTATCAGTATCAGTATCAGTATCAGTATCAGTATCAGTATCAGTATCAGTATCAGTATCAGTAGATTTTGTACTACAAAAACTACTTTTGTATTCATTTGTATTCATTTGTATGGTATCGGAATCTGATTTCTTACCATACCTTTTCATGATAGCCTGCCTTCTAATTTTCGATATTTCAGAATATTTACGATTATCCGAATCTATTATCGCCTTTTCTCTCTTGAATATTGCGGTCATTATGGGATCATTGAATACCGGTTCTTCTCCATTGAGAGCATAGTTGCCATAGGCTATTAATATCTCTTTGCATTTCTCCGGAGGTAACGCCGACAATAAGTCGAAAAAACCGTCATGAATGATGAAACTATCTTTCCTTTTCATGCCTACAAAAAACCCTTCATTCGGTTTCTTGTTTGGAGCCAAGAAGCCTCTTGAAGGGTATATTATTCTCATATCTGCGACGTCTCCAACCGTCATTGCAAATATAAGAAACTTTTCTCTTATCACCGCCTTTTACGGGGCTTTTTTGCTTTCGTCTCTATCTTTTCCCCAACCTCGGGAATATGATCGGCGGTATCATCCCGGACGAAGTGCTTGCACCATTTAGGCAAGTTCGGGGTTTGCATACCGGTCGCCAAACACCAAAACAAATGTTCGGCCCTGTCTTCGGGGGCGCAATGGATGCAGACCCGGCAGTCGCTGGTGGGTTCAGTTTTCATTTCCTGCTCTTATCCCATGACATGCGTAACACCTCCCGCACGACTTCTTCCACCGGAATATCGCCCATAGCGGATAATACATACTTCGCATTATCCTTGGCATCCCGCGCCTTCATTCCCATACTTCGCAGCGCGGCTATGGAATCATCGAGCGTTCGGGGGTCATACGAGGACCCGTTCGCCACATTATCCGGCCGTTTTTCCTGTCGGGGGGTCATATCATCGGCATCGTTGAAAAAAATCGACAAAACAGCGCCGATCAATTCAATCATCGTTATAATTGCCATGTACCGCTCCTTCGTTCCCGAAATCTTCTTCAGTATTTTTGTTACGGCTCGATTCATGATCGTTAATCATTATGTTCAACCAATCCGGAAAATCCATCTCGCATACCATCGGCATGCCGTCTATCATCACGCTTTTCAACTTGCCCCGCCGGACCCATGAATGCACGGTAATGTATTTTCGGCCCGTCTTCTCGGCTATCCACGCCACAGTATGCAAATAGGATGTGTCCACCATCATAGCGAAGCCCCCTTCCCCTCTTCTACGCGCACTTCAGCCGCGCCTTCCGCCGTCTGAGAATCGGGATATATCGCCTCGCTGTCCAACGTGAGCAGATCATCCCCCAAGGGGGTGGCCCCGTCGAACTTCATCCCCATCGCCAACTGCGTCATCGGCTCCGAGGAATACGGGTCTATTATGCCGCCTTCGCGCACGACCCTTTTCCCTACCGTCTTATCGCACATTACATCGAACGACGTGCGCCACATGCCCGACCAATTGCCGTATTTGTCCTTGGAATTGTAGGATTTGGAATAACGCATGCCCCATTCCCGCAGCTCCTCTACGGTCATATATACGTACTTTTCAAAGCCTGTGAGCAAACGGATATATCCCATGTATCCTACCAGCACGTCGCGTTCGTGGGGCTCTACGTTGTACACGAATTCTCCCGTGAAGGGATTGTGCGACACGATGTCTCCTTCGTACACCCTCGCAGTCTCCAGGCGCCCTACTGTCCCCGTTCTCAAGGACAGTTGCTGCAATCCCCTGCGCATGATCTGGAACGTGCATTGATCCTTATACGGAATAAGCGCCGATTGCGACAGGTTCGGGTCGATGGATAATTTGGTGCAGGCGGCGACCATCGCCGAGCGCAGAATCGTTTTCGGGTCGCACTTCATCAGCCCCGACTGTGCCGGGTTTTGCATGGCCATTAGTATCGTTTGCATGAAACGCGGGGCATTCTGCTCGCCTAAAGCTGCGAAAAACATATCCCGCATACTCCCTTTGCCCAGCCACTTTTTAACAGTGTCGTAGTTGGACAGCGTGACGCTGGCCGTCTGCGATCTTACCGATATTTCCTTGGACTGCGCGGTTATCTCTTTCATATTCATAATTATCTCCTTCCCTCTTTATTTGTTTTTTATCAGACGCAATACGCGATATTGCGACGTGCCCAAGTATTTTTTATACAAATCCGGATGATCGCGGGCAAAATCTTCCGTCCGAAAACCCCGTCGCGTCTGCGTTTTGAACGTCGCTATCGGCAGGCCGTCCAACTCCAACGTGTCGCGCGAATCGAAAAGGGCCTCTATTTGCGATTTTGCGGCCTCAAATTTCGCTTTCGCTTCCTCGTAGGCTCTCTTATATACCTGTGCGCTGTCGTACAGAATACGAGCCTCTTTTCCCACTTTCTTCGACCCCGCCTCCGAAACAGGGTGAATAAGTTGTACGTCCTTCCCGTTCTCCGGCTCCGGGCGCTCGTCGCCCAGAATATACCGCTCGACCCATGCGCACGCCTTTTCGATGATATTCGCAGCGAATAACGGATCGTATTGGATAAGGCGCACCTTCATTTTCTTCTCTCCGTCGTTGATGGCAAGATAGGCGGCTTCCCGTTCCATTATCGCCATTTGATATTGTACCTGCGCGTACCATTCGTCCGGAATTGTCGTCGGATCGTCGAAATCGACGATAAGGCGCGTATCCTTGATCTCCAGCAGCGGCCGCCCCGTTTTTACGCTCGTATCTTTTTGAAACAGCTCCCGGTCCGGAGCCACTTGCATCCACTCCGGATATTTGTCGTTGCGGTAAACGGCGATTTCTTCGCTGCGCCGGATAACCTTCAAGCCGGTTTCGTGCTCGAACCAGCGCGCTATACCGTCTTCCATGAATCGACCCCGGTGCACGTTGGCATTGTCCTCTCTGGCGCCCTCTTTCAGCCCCATCCAATAGGCTAAGGGCGTTTCGTATTTATTAAGGCCTAAGATAGTCCCGATGTTGGACCCTCCGACCATGAATCGGGAATTACGATAGGTTTCCCATTCCGTCCGCGTCTTGAAAATCTTCTTCGTTATCATATCTTTCCGTGTTTTGATTGTGTTTCGATCTTTTGTAATACCTGGCATTCACTCCTGCCAGAACATAGCCTCGTATCTTGTCTAACTGCCCTTTGTAAATGGTGAAACGCTGTTCCCTGTGTCCCTGTATATACATATATCCGTCCCACAGGTATAAAGACCGGATTTTAGCCCCCGGATCGTCCGTTTCGTCGTCCGTCTCCGCGTCTAATTTGAACTCCAGCGTCAGAGATCTGCCGCAATACAGATCGCAGTCGAAAGCCACGGTTTTAGCCGATATATTCCCTATCTCCAATATCGCCTCGCGCAATATCGTAGCGATGATGCGAAGGTCGCAGCGCTTGAATGTTATACGACGTACAAGCATGATATTATTATTTTTCGACTATTATACTGCTATTCCATAATCTCAATACTACCCGGCCGTGCTTTACGGCCTCGGTTAATATCCGCTCAAATTCGCTGATATTGAAATTTTTCCCGTCGATCATCGTAATACGGTCCTCTAATCGTATTCGGGGCCTTCGGGAAAAGAAAAGGGACGTATTTATATCCTTTTCTTTTCCGTCCGCATAATATATTTTTGCGCCATATATGCCATGCCCGTGCGATACGGTGGCGACAGCTTCCGAAATGGTACAAGTTTTCATGATTTTACAGTTTATTCAAGTTTTATCTTTCTTCCGCGTAAACAGCTGTTCCTGTTGTCCAAACGCGCCGTAATGAAATTTCCCCGCTTGCGAACCGAGTATCTGAAATGATGGGCCGGGTCATGTTCCAGGATGTCGGGATATTCCGGATCGAAGCTAAATTCCATAATGTAGTAATCCCCGGATTTCATACCCTCTAATCTCCCTTTCAGATATTCCAGACTGAAGGCCGCTTCTATCGGCTCCCCTTCGGCGTTCATTAAAGACCATACCGACAATGTGTGTGTGTTCATAACTCTGTTTGTTTGGTTTGTGATCGCCGCCCGGGAGCGACCCGGGAACAGCCTGCGCTGCGGCGATGAATAGGACGGCGAGAGCGAAACAAAACATAAATAAGACCGCTTTTTACCGCCCGTCCCTCGCGGCTGGGGTTTCAAGGCAGCGGACAAACCCCTGCGCCGTCAGGCGCCCTCTAATTCTATAAGGTACTCAACGAACCATATCCCCGTCATAAAACCAAGATAGAACGCTATCAACAGGGCTAACAAGTGCTTCATTAATTGTCGTTTCGTCATAACTTTTCTACTTCGTGAAGATCGCACAAACCCCAGATCGAGACTACAACTTCGTAACGGCTCCCTCTGTCTGCAACATCCTCTACACGCACCATACTACGGCACAACACGAAACCGAATACGAACGATAACGAAATAATCACTACGAATTGGATGAATTTGTTACTCTCGGTTTTCATACATTCCCTTGAATTTTTCGAATACTTCACGCGGCGAATAGTCGTCGCAACTCCTGCTATATATGACCGTTAAGCGATTCGAAACATACCGCCCGTCGTCTTCGCGCCAGTCACCTGTTTTGAGGTGGTCCTGCAGCTCATCCGCCGACCGCTGGGAACTACCGACCGCGATAATACGGCACAAAACCAAATCGGAACCCTGTTTTCTGAGGCAATTTTTGCAATAGGCCTGTTGGTTCAGGGTAAGTCTATTAACGAATTCGCGCTTCAGAAGAGACGAAATATAAAAATCTTTCATACCACATGTTTTTTGAATATTATTCCCTGTGACCTGCAAGGCGGCACAAATTGGCTAAGTCCTCGTCTAAATTGTAGGTGGTGAAAACATAGCCTTTGCCGTACTTGCTCCCGCGATATTTAACGGCCCCTAACCGCTTGGCCAAAATATCCGGATTAGTGCCTTTATTATCGGTAAAGGCATTACGACTGAGATAATAGCGCGGATTTCCGCAAATGTCGTGAGGAAGGCGAATAATTTCGTAGTTTTCGCGCATATAATCCGAATCGCTCAGCCACGAATTATTGTAACGCTCGATGAATTTTAACAAAATCGTAGCATTCCTCCGGCATATATCGGAACCATCATTAGTATAGCCTGAAATAGATACTATGGGAGAATTGGTACGATCGTAGATCTCTACAAGATAATTAGCTTCGTTATATACCGATATCCGGTACGTAAAGCCGCTCTTTTCGCAAATATTGAGGACTTTCGGAATATATGTTAATACAGTTTTCATAACGAACGAGTTTACATATAACGACTTATCAGATTCCAAGTTCTATAATAAACCCTAACTTGCAAATCCATCCAGGTGTCACGGCTATTCGGCGGAATAGTCCCATTTTTAACACGTTTAAGAGTGTCAGGAGTGCACAATGCCTCTGCTATGTCTGTGTCATAGATCAACCCATTACCCCCGTAACAATATTCTTTCCAATCTCGGGCGCCGTTTAACGCCGTATCGAGACAAAACGGCGGGCATTCTTTCCCCTCAGAATCGCACCAATCGCACAACTCATCATATTTGTCAAGGAGATCCAACGCAAACGATCTTGAGGCCTTATCAAAGGCTGAACGAGGGCTAAGAGATTCGATACTCTCCCGAATAAAAGTGATGTCAGTTTTCATAGATTTGATTTGTTTGGTTTTCGTATTACAAATATACAAAGAATATTTGATTCTGCAAACATTCTTTGCAAAAAATCATACGTTTTTCTGTCCGAAAAATACAACAAAAAGACCAACCCCAGAACAATCCCCACACCCACGTGCACACGTACGCCGAGCGACCTGTACTTTGCTTCAACAGAATTACTGACATTCTATACACTTACTACCAGAAGAGATGTATTTAGATTATATCAAGGTAATAATCTACGCGACATACGTGCGTGCGCGTAGGAATAGATAGGGGAAAATAGGACAAAATGAACAATTCGGAGGGGTGGTGTGGTGGTTGGTTGAGGCTTCGGCGAGGAGTGGGCGCTGCTGTTGGGTCAGGGCGGAGAAGGCTTGCCGGGACAGGACCGGGAGGACCAGACGAGGAGGAGGACCGGGAGGACCAGACGAGGAGGAGGACCGGGAGGACCAGACGAGGAGGAGGACCGGGAGGACCAGACGAGGAGGAGGACCGGGAGGACCAGACGAGGAGGAGGACCGGGAGGACCAGACGAGGAGGAGGACCGGGAGGATGGGCGAAGGATTGGACGACGGGACGGGAGGCTGCACCTACCGAAGCCCGAGCGAAGCGAGGGAACCTCCTTGCGTTGGGGTAAACAGGGGGCGGGGGCGGCCTCTGTTAACAACCACGGGAATCGGGGGGGGGTCTTGTTTTTTTCGGGGATAATTGTTTTCTTTGCGGAAAGAAACGATTTGAGTATGGCACAGCACAACTTACCGGCGCAGAGTTTGGATCCGCTGCCGAAGAATCCGACGTTATTCGGGTACTTTGAGGGATCGGATGTAAAGTTCGAGAATTCAGGGGAAGATTTCGCACGTATTTTCTCGGAGGTAATGATGGGGGAATACGGGGTTCCGCTGTCGTTGCGGGAGGCGGGTATTTCGATGTTGCTGATGCCTACGGGTGTAGTCATTGAGGACGATACGGTAAAGTTGACGTACCATTACGCGGAGAGCGGGGGTTTGGCGGTTTTGGCGGTATCGTTGACGGACGGGGCATGCACGTGCGAGATGCTTCATATTACGGGAGGCGGTTCGGGGCCTACGGATGTATCGTGGGATAATATCACGAACAAGCCGGATGGCATCGAGCCTGCGATCGTAGTTCTTTCGGGGTCTCCTGAGGAGGAGGCGTCCTATACGGAGGAAGTTATCGCTAAGATTTCGGCGGCGATCGAGAGCAATTCCCGTTTGGTGTTGGAATGGGGTTCGGAGCAGGTTTCGGTGGACTATGCGGATAGGTCGTCGAATCCGGTGCTGTCGTTCCGGCGGGATTTGGTGTCGTATGAAGTTACGCTCGATACGTCGGACGATACGGCGTCGGTTCAGAAGATTTCGGCGCTCGCGCTGGGGGGTCTTTCGAAGATCGACCTCGACGTCTCGCCCTCGAATACCGCGGCTTATACCGCCGCCGTGCGGCAGGCGCTCCGCAAGGCCGTTCAGGCCGGGGATGCCATCGTGCTGCGTAACGGAGGTATCGACGTCGTTGTACAGACGGCCCGCTACGACGAGGGCAAGGTAACCTTCGTCTTCTCCGGGGAGGAGATCGGGCATACGATGGTCTTCGTGCCGGCGGACGACAGCACTACCGCCACGGTGGTATCAGCGGCCGTGATGCCTCAGTCGGTAATGACCCTTTCGGGCGACATCGCCGAGACGACATCGTGGGCCGACGCGAAGACGGCGCTGCGTCAGGCGGTGCTGGGAGGTAGCCAGCCCGTAGCGATGTACGACGGCACGATGTGGGTCGCTTCGGCATTCTACGGACAGCAGGAGGGCAACGTCACGGCGACATTTATGGATTCCTTCGACCGCACGGTGGAGGTAGTGGTTACCAACGAAGGCGTAGTTACGTGCAACGCCCCGGCCATCCTCAACGAGACGTATATCTCGCAGGAGACGGGGGCCGCGACGAACAAGATCATGTCGCAGGATGCCGTGACGAAGAAGCTCATCAACACCCTGACCCTCACGGGAGACGTCACCGGCACGGGAACGCCTGCCGACGGGAATCTCTCCGTGGCGACGACGATCCACGGGGTGGCCAAGACCGTAACCCTCACGGGCGCCGTGACGGGTACGGGAACTGCCGAGGACGGAACGGCTATCGTGGATACCGAATTGTCCGGAGGCGCGCTCTAAACGATACGGGAGGGCCTCTCACGTTTGGTTTTCTATTGATCTTGTTTGCAACGATCCCCTTCAATCAGGTTAAATTCGGCCCTCCCTTCTTCGACACTCCCGATTGCTCATCATACTTCCTGTCGGATGCCCGGTGGAACTCCCGGGCATCCTTTTTTTGATTTTCGTAAATTTTCGTTAAGTTTGCGGTAAAACAAGGCAATTATTATGAATTGCGCGCCCATTCCAACGAAAAAACTCAACTGCGAGAGCGACCTCGAAATCCTCCTCACCTCCACCGACATTTTGAAGGAGGCCGAGAGGTGGACGATTATTTTCTTCACCGGAGATGCCTCGTGCATCGCCCCGAGGCGGTACGTCACGGCCTCCTACGACGGCGAGGAGTACAGAAACTGCCGCCCTGCAGAGGACGGGGCCCTGCTCTGCTTCTTCCGCCGGCCCGCACTCGGCGTAGGACAGTTGTGCTACAAAATATACCTCGGCGTTGCGGACGAGAACTTCGCCCCGAATCTCCGGGACGAGGTGGTCCCCGTATATACGCCCTACGAGATCGGCCCGTGGCCCTCGGACGACGTGCAGTGCGAACTGGACCTTCTCGTCGTATCCGGCGTCCTCGTGAACGCCGAGATCACGGACGTCTCGGTCGAGACCCTGGAGCCCGGCTCCGAGGCTACCGTGGAGATGGGGGGAACCCCTTCGCGCCGAACCCTGCACTTCGGAATCCCCGAGGGCATGCCCGGAAAGGACGGCGCCGCCGCAGGCTTCGGCTACGTTACCGCCACCGTAGATGCCAAGACCGGAATCCCCGAGGTCGTGGTAACTACGTCGGGGCCCGACACGGCCAAGAACTTCACCTTCGAGTTCCATAACCTCAAAGGCTCCGAACTCGTCGGCGTCAGCGCCGAGACCCTCCCCGCGGGCTCCGACGCCACGGCGACGCTCGGAGGGACCCCCGAGGAGCGGACCATAGCCTTCGGAATCCCCGAAGGTGTCCCGGCAGGATTCGGGGAGGTAACCTCCGAGACGGACCGGGAGACGGGAATCCCTTGGGTGGACGTTACCATCGACGGACCCAATACCGCCAAGAACCTCCACTTCTCATTCCACCGCCTCACGCCCTCCATCACGGCCGACGAGAAGGGCAACATCTACTCCAACGACACCCTCGTCTCGACGGTCATTCCCGACACGATCTCGAAGCTGTGGAACAAGACCCATATAAACCCCACGCAGAAACCCATCCTCGCGGAGATGTGGGCCGACATGCAGGACGAGGCCGCGGCTATCGTGCATATCGCCTCCGTATGGAAGGTCGATACCGCGGAGTTCAGCGCCGCGACACAGAAGGCCGACGACGCATACCGCCACTACACCGCCGCACAGCCCGACCTCATCGCCATAGAGGCCGACTACGGGGACCTCGCGGCATGGTACGCCGCGAAGACCAAGGCGCTGAATGCCGTAGCCGATGCCATGAAGAAGGGCATCGACGACGAAATCGCCCGCATCGACGGAATCCTTCAGAGCCTGGGCACGGAGGTAGTCGCCTCGATAGACGCCGTGACGCCTGCTTCGGAGGACGTCGCGCTGAACTATACGCAATCCTCGCGTGAGGCCGACACCGGGGAGTTCGCACAAGCCCCTGCGTCAGTCTCCATCCCCGCGGCAACCGCCACTCAGGCCGGAGTAATGGGCTCTACGGCGTTCAGGAAGCTCGACGACATAAACGCCGCGCTGGACAGCCTCTCCAACACGCAGGATACGGATACCGTGACCATCACGGCGAACAAGCACGCATACGACAAGGAGGCCTCCGCATGGAAAGACGGCGACATCTCGACGACCATCCCCGCAGCTACGACCGAGAAGGCCGGAGCCATGACCGCGAAGGAGATGCGGCGCTCCGCGGGCATAATATCCTATATCGACAACATCTCGAACGTCCCCGACGCCGAGAGCGTGGCGATCAATGTCTCGCGCCACGACTGGAACGATATGGACGGCACGTGGCGCGACATGCCCAATACGGAGGCTACGCGCATACCTTTCGCCACGCATACCACGGCCGGCGTCCTCTCCGCCGCAGACAAAACATCTCTCGACAACCTTACGCAGTTGGAGACGACCCTCGGGGATAGCGTCGTGACGAGTATCGACGCCTTTACGCCTTCGGCATCCGACGCTACGCTGGATTTCCATGCCTCCTCCAAAGGAGAGGGCGGCATATGGACCAATGCGGCCGGAAATATCGTTATCCCGGCCGCGACGTCTGCGGCTGCGGGGCTTCTCGAAGCCTCGGGGAAAGCGAACCTCGACGACCTTACGAATATGCTATCATCGACAAGCGATTCGGTAGTATCTGACATATACTCTGTTACGAGTGTCGAAAGCGCATCGTTCATAAACGCCAAAATATCCACCAAAGACGAATCCGGAACATGGGAAAACGCCTTTAAGAGTATTAAAATTAAACGCGCTTCGGCGACATCGGCCGGCGTCATGACAGGTACGGATAAATCGCGCCTCGACGGTATCTCTACGGTGATAACCGCCGCCGAAGGTTTCACCCACACGACATCCGACGCCTCGGTGGATGTCACCCTGCATACCTTCGACCCGGAATCCAAGACATGGAGCGATACGACGAAGATGCTCTCCGTGAAGGCCGCGACGACGGTCCTCGCGGGACTTCTGCTCCCCGGCGACAAGACGAAGATCGACAACATCGCCTCCGACATCTCCGGGGCGCTCTCCGAGGCCAAGACGTACGCCGACACGCAGATCGGAGCGCACAACACGTCCTCTACGGCGCATGCCGACATCCGGACCCTCCTCGCAGGCAGCACCGTATTGCCTTCGTGGGATCAGGCGACATACAAGCTCACCTTCAAGACGAACTCGGGATCGACGCTCGTCGTCGATCTTCCCATCGAGAAAATGGACCTCCGATACAACGCCGAGACCCAAAGTATCGAATGGGACAACGGCGACGGCTCCGTATCTTCGGTCCCCGTGTCGGAGTTCGTAAAGGAATATGTCGGCTCCAACGGAGCCCAGATCACCGTAACCATCGGCGAGGGAAATACAATTCAGGCATCTGTCGTGAATAACTCCCTCTCGTGGGACATGCTCAACACGGCGTTGCAGCAGAAGATCGACGCCAAGGCCGACAAGACTTGGGTAGATGACGAATCCCTCCCCGCGCGCGTCGCCGCATCTTTGGGTACTCGTTTCCTGGTGGGTAATTTTTCACCCTCGACAAATGATACTAATGTTACCGTAGGCGTTCAATACGGGACGAGAGGATCGACGAAGGATGTATTCACCATTCAAGACGGATCATTTACTATTCCCGCCGCTACCGCCTCCTCTGCAGGTGTCATGACGGCGGCCGACAAGCAGAAGATAGACCAAGCCGTTACCGGAGGCCCCTACCTGCCGCTCTCGGGTGGCACTATGTCGGGCCCAATCATAATGGGGACCAATATACTGTTAGAATATGCAAAATCAACCATTGTAGGAGATACAGCTAATGGCATGATATTCTTCGATGGTAGTAGAACTGTATTAGGAGCTTATGGTAGTGGACATTCTAAACCTACGCTTTTGCGGTCTGTTGACAACCCCCAAGTGTATGTGACGGCCGGATCGAATCCCGGAACGTTTACTATGTGGCATTCCGGAAACCTCACCAAGTTGTCCCAACTAACGAACGATCCCGGGTATATTGCCGGCGTGAATCTCAATGTCGCCGCGACGGCTCTCGGAGCAGGCACAGCCCCCACCGTGTCATGGGATGCATCGGCAAACAAGTTGACGTTCGGAATCCCCAAGGGCGATACCGGCGCGACCGGACCGCAGGGACCCGCGGGCGGGGCAGGTGCTGACGCAGGCTTCGGCACGCCCACGGCCACCGTGGACGCCAATGTCGGCACGCCCGCCGTCACCGTCACCGCATCCGGACCCAATACCGCCAAAGTCTTCGCCTTCGCATTCAAGAACCTCAAAGGAGAAACCGGCGCGACCGGACCGCAGGGCGAAGGGTACACAATGACAAGTCGCGTTATAAAAGATCAATATGCAGGTATACACAACGTGGAAATTAACGAACAAATCTTATTCTATGGTGGATTTACATCGGGGGCCACACTATACATAGTAGCGCCGTCAGACGTAAACTTGGCTTACAAACAATCTTTGGATGCTATCGTTATGTGGTATGGAGCAATTATGCCCAATATAGCCAAAGGCAGCAACATATCCTATATGATTAACAACTGGGGTTCATCGGCATCGGTTCCGCCATCTGGGCAAGGATCGGCACATGTAATGACCATCCATTATATCCCTTATGGTACGTCCAGGTCATATTTGGTCATCCTTAACTATTGCGGTTATACCATAATGTAGATCGTATGCCTACAAACACTTTATTCATAGCGCAGAATCACCCGAATAAACCCGTGGTGAAGATATACTGCACCACATGGCAATGCGGTCCGGCATACATTTACACGCTCATAGCCGAAGAACCTGTGGCCTCATCCATAGATGTAGCCGTTGCGGCTAAGTCGGGAACATACGCCGAAGCCCATTTTATCCAAAAAGGCGTCCGAAATGCGACATCGGCTGTAATAAACTATGCTACTGACTTTACCATATCCTACATCTCGCCGGCGGCCGACGATCAATACATGTATGTAGGAGTGGACGGCATGCCGCCTTTCGACATATCCTCCATGTATAAGGTTATCACATTGTCTCTGATGGCATTTACTTCCGGTAATGTGCTGACATGCCAATTCACTCTTGACAATTCATGGCGCAGTGGACAATGGGTATTGCCATTCAACTATCGTGACGGAAGTATGGCCGGGAAAAACGAGGAAATTTATTGGTCGAGCGGCATCCGAACCCGAACCAAAAATTATACGGGAGGGGCCGAGCCCGTAAAGGTGCTTCAATACAACCCCTACCCCGGGATAGACCCCACGCCTCCCGTGACATTTATAATATTCACCCAATCTCAAAATATTTAAATTATGTGGATCATTTTATCCGAATCTGCATTGCAGGTCAAAGAAGACGAAGTTTGTCTCGTAGAAAAAAGTAGCGACGACAACGGCCCGTTCATCGTGTTTAAGAACAACACCGGCGCTTCTATCGCCTATGTGAGGGGCGAGAACGCCGAGAAGATGGAGGCTATGTACAACCGCGTCATGCAGGCGTTCATCGAGAACCGTCCGGGTGTAAGCCTCGCAGACATCGAGAAGGCTGTCCCGGTAGCCGAAGATGTGCCCGTAGAAGTAAAAGTGGAGGAATAGACACATGGGAAACTTCTATTCGGGCAACAGCAGAGCCCAAGAGCCGGATGATCTGGACGTTGACGCCATACGCGCCGACGTCCAATGCGAGCTGGCCGAGGTGACGGCCGGAGTGAATCCCATACAGCGGGTATTGCTCGACATGGGCATATTCGAAGATATGGAGGTTTGCCGCCGGGCGGCCATGAAAACGAAGGTAAGCCGCAACGTGTATCTGTACCTCAACAAACTTACCGCCATAAAGCAGTATTCAGCCATCGTGAAGGATGCGATGGCCGTGAACAAGTCGATACCGGCTCCCGTCGTGGAGGTCCAGGAGGAGGAGGACGAGTTCGGAGGAGTAGAAGTATCCATCAAAAGGTGATGAAACGTCTGAATATAGACATACCGCTGAACGACAAACAGAAGCAAATGTATAACCTGCTCATGGACGGCAGATATACAGAGGTTCTGTTTTACGGTACGTCGCGCTCGGGCAAAACATTCCTGATACTCTATTTCTTCATTGTGGCGGCCATCGCATTCAAGTGCAACTGCCTCGTTATCCGAAACACACTCACGGCCCTTACAATGGGTATGATAAACCAGACGCTCCCTGCAGTACTCAATGCCATAGCCAAGTTGAACGGCGTGAATGGCTGGGAAAACATGGGGATCAAGGGCAAGCCCTTCTGTCGTTTGGACCGCAAGAACAACTCGCTGAAATTCTACAACGGAGGATACATACAGTTCGCATCCCTCCGCTCGGGAGGAGAAGCTGCCGCCGGAGGAGCCGGATACGACAAGATTCTATCTACGGAATGGGGGCATATATTCTGTGACGAGGTATCGGAAATAGACTATGCGGCTATCGAGACGCTCTACTCCCGACTGGCGCAGAAGACGGCCATGCACAACACGATAATATTTGCGCTGAACCCCACTACGGAGCTGCATTGGACCTACAAGCGGTTCTTCGAGCACAAGGACCTGAACGGAAACCCTATCGGCGACGAGATCGTTTCCCACATGTTCAAGATGCATTTCTCGGCCGACGATAACCGCCAGTTCGTATCCAAAGGATACTTCGAGGGACTGTCCCGTCTGAGTTCTACGAACCGCTCCCGTTTCCTCGACGGAGAATATACCCGCATCGGCGCCGGAAAATATTTCCGTAATTTCACATGGCTCAACCGTCCGCTGCCGGAGAATGTCGTCGAATGTCTCATATACACCGATCCGTCAGCCAAGGATTCCAAGAACGACGACTTCAAGGCGTCCGTATCTTTGGTGCGCACCCGCGATTCCCGGATATGGTTTTGGGACTGCCGGGCCGTACAAGGCACATCGCTCCAAATGATACGCAACATCCATGATCTGTACAAGGGAGCACCGGTTACGCCGCGCATCATCATCGAGAAGCGGCAGGTCCCGCTCGATTTCGCCGTGACGCTCGACAGATACCAGCGGGAGCACAGATGGACCGCCCCTATCGTATGGGACACCCTGAATCACGGCGACAAGTTCACCTGCATAGAATCCACGCTGGAGCCGCTGGTGAACAGCGGACGATTCGTTTTCTGCAACGAGTTGCAGTCGTGCGGGGCATACGAACAGGTCGTGCACCAGTTCGTCATGTTCTCCAACAAGCCATCCAACCGGGATACGAAGGACGACATCCCGGACGCATGCGCCAAAGGCACTACGTTCCTGAATGCAGGCATGGCCTCCGGCATCGTGGAGGCCGACGACGACGTAATATTCTACCGCCGCGGAACATTCACTTCGACATCTCAAATGCTTAACTGATATGCCCGTAAGACTTACCGCCACATACTCCACCGGGTCGTATGAAAACGGCGAAATAATCAACCCGGAAACGAACCTCGGGTGTGCCTCCGTCGTGGTCCCCCGGGCATTGTGCGACATGTATATCCGCCCTGCGGACAAGAAGGAGACCCCTATCGAGTTCAGCGTCTATTACAAGGATGCGATAAACTCGTATGTGTATCTTGTCGCCGATAACGTTCCCGAATTGCATGTCGGGGAACAGATACTGGCCAATGCGGACGAGGTGTATATCAATCTTTCCACCCCTACACCGGAAGGCATGACGGGGGCCGCATTCGCCGCCTCGTCCCTTCAGGTATTGGAAAGCCTCATGTATTTTTCCAAGTCGGCATTGTTCCTCTACATCACGCCCCAGCAGATCGCGCAGTTCGAGGCCATGTATCCTGAGTGCGTCATGGATGCATACCGCAGCGCCGTAGGCAAACTTACGGCGCAGATAGGCAACATGTTCAATATGGAAACCATGCTCTCCGAGACCGACGAGAGCTCCAAGGACGACACGATACGCTGGATACTTCAGGTGCTCACGGCGTACAATATATGTGCCCCGAGCCTGAATATCTCGGAGCCGCTGGATAACGCCTACAAGGAGGCATACCAAACCATCCAGCGTCTCAAAGGCGGCATGGTGTCTTTGGAGGAGCCCGCACCTTACCGCAGAGACAAGTACGACGCGAACGTAGAGGTTATCACGTCCAGAAACAAATACATCGGTTAAGTCATGGCTAAATTCGAATTTCCGACGATCAATCCTTTTTCTGTGCCGCAGAATATCGGCGCGGACGGCATACATTCCCGGTATCTGTTCAACAATTACCGGCAGGAGTGGACCCCCTCGACGTGGCGCCGGGCCATAGACCGCGCCATACAATACTCGGACCTAACGTATCTGGATGCGCTCTACTCGTGGTGCATTCAGGCGTCCCCGTTCCTCATGTCGCAGATCAACAAGCGGCTCATCCCGCTGTATAAGCGGAATATCGTGTTCGGGTCTGGCGTGAAGGAAAACCGCAGTCTTACAGACAAGCACATCCGGGGCAGCTTTTGGTTCAATCGCCTGCTCCGATATGCATGTTTGTCCCAATTCTATGGTGTTAAATGCTTCGCCATAGACCCCGAAAAACGGGAGGTAGCGGACTTCCCGCTGCGCAACCTCGACATCTTCAACAAGGGGCTGCGATACATGACCTACGACTATTACGAGGTCGTTCCCGCATCTAAGTACGACAACATGTTCTTTTTCGAGCCGGAGACCGATCAGGATTTCCGCCTCGGTCTGCTTCAGTCCATATCGCGGGCCATGATCGGTATCGTCGAGGTGTTCACGAACTGGCAGATTCTCGGCAAACGGTATTCGTTCCCCATGACCACTATCGGATACGATGCCAACAACCCGGAGGCCAAGAAGGCCGCCCGGATGGTCGCCGAGAACCTCGACATGCTCACTATCCCTCTGATCCCTAAAACGGTAGATGCGTTCAGCGCCGGAGGAAAGACATCGTACTCCGTAGAAGTCAATCCCATACCCACGCAGACCACGGCCGATGCATTCCGCGTATTCAAGGAGTACATCATTGAATACCGCTCGGAGATCATGCAGCTCGTCACGGGCGGCACGCTGCTCGGAGCCACGGAAAAAAACACCAACTCCGAGCAACTCGCGGAGATTCATTGGAACATCTACGAAGACATTCTCAACAGGGATGCGAGCGTGGTGCTCGACATGCTTAACTCCGACGAGGTGCGGCACAAGCTGGCCGTAATATTCGACGACTATAACATCGAGCGGTCCCGGTTTATCGAGATTCCCGACAAGACGATTTCCACCTCTAAGTTCGTGGACATCGGCGACATGATGGCCCGTCAGAAGCTCCGCTTCTCGAAAGAGGCGTTCCGGCGTGTAGGTCTCGATCCCGAGGACATCGAAAAAGACCAGCCGGAGAATACCGGAGAGAAACCGGGGCTTCTGTCCCGGGTACTCGGACGCAACAAGAATAAGGGCAAGGATGAAAACGTTGAATGACCTGCACAACCATTTTGCGGACCTGCGCAAAATGGTTTCCCGGGAGCTGCCCCGAGAGTTGGGCAATGTCATGCAGCGAGAGATGGAGGATAACTTCAAACACGAGGGATACGGCAACGATGGAGTTATGAAGCCTTGGCCGGACCGAAACTACGAACAGTTCCTCAACTATCCGAAGCTCATGTACCGAGGGCAAATGTATCGGTCTATCAAGCTGAAAACACGGGTTATGGGACGCGGCACGGCTATCGTTTCCCTCGGATCGAGAGACCCCGTATTTCGGGTGCATCAGTTAGGAGGCCGTACCATGCCGCGCGGCTCACATCATGGTGACAGAGGCTGGCGTCGCTCTCCCTATGCGTCGAAAACCGTGAACATCGCCGGACGCGAAGTGCCTGCACGTCCGATGATCGGCTTCGGAGCCCGGTCTCGCAGGTGGTTCAAACAGGTTATGGATAAGGAATTTTCACGCTTATTTCGGCGGTAGATATTGAAACATTTGCAAATTCGGGCATAAAAAACTAAGTTTGCAGTAGTTATGTACGGAGAGGTCATAGATGCCGTTATTGGAGAGCTTCGGAAATCCCGCCGCCTCGCATCGGCCAAACTTTCGATGGTGGCTATATCCACCGACGAGACGCAGACGGTGAACACGCCGCTGCCGGCCGTGGCAGTAGGATTCGAGGAGAGTATGGGCGCTGACGTATTCATCGGAGGCGCAATACGGGACCGGCTTAACCTGCGCTTGTGCGTCATGGTGGATTTGACCAACTTCTCTTGGAGCCCCGACAGTAACGAACAGGCACGTCTGCTGTCCCTCGGACATTTGGTGCGCAGGGAGTTCGAACAGGCCAAGACTTCCCGGTCGTTCGACGATCTGTACCGCCGTTACGATTTCTTTCCCCTCTATCGGGGATTCAAGACGTATCAGCGTATAGCCATGCGTAACGACTTCAAAAAGGAGGTGTCCATATTCGAGTTGGTCTATCAGACTACGATGATCGACAAGGAAGCCGCTGCCGACTGTCGCAGGATGCAGACCGTAGAGAAGATAGACATCACCGGCTTCACCGGAGGAGAAGACGACCTCACTACGCATCTGCCTCATCCGCCCAAAGATTCCGAGGGCGGGAGGCGCAAAAGGAGAGAGAGTAAAAATGCATGAAGTGATTAACGAAATTCTTGGCTTGGACGAGTTCACATTGCGCAGGATGGCTGTGTTGTGGGTGGTATTGTGGATCGTCATGTTGGTCGCTGTCCTTGTGGATATGCAGGCGGGAATCCACCGCGCCCGCATTCTTAAAGAAAAGATTCACTCGCACGGACTGCGAGAAACGTTCAAGAAGTTCGGAGAATACGGCCTTGTGGTAATGCTCGGCATGCTCGTTGACGTAGTGGGAATTCTATTCTCCATATTCAGCCTCCCGTATATTTCGGCTGGGTCCGTCATAGCAGCCGTTGCGATAGAGGGATTCAGCGTTTACGAGAGTATGAAGGCTTCCCGGTCTTCGGCCGCAAGTATGGTGGATATAGTCGGAGAACTCGTAAAGAGCAAATCCCCCGACGAGGTAAAGAAGATATTGGATAAACTCCCCGATTTGGTGGAGAAATCCAACGATATAAAATCCAAAAGGTAGTATGGATATTGTAGATCAGGTGCTTTCTAACGAAACCCTCAACGACAAAGGGTATATCGTTCTTTCGGACGGCCTTCAATGGGACCGTTACCGAAAGAATCCGATCCTGCTTTACGATCACGACTGGTCCAAGCCTATCGGATTCGTAAACAACATTCGACGCGATGGTGCTAATTGGGTCGGGAAACTCAATTTCGACGGTGTAACAGACTTGTCGCGCGAGACGAAGGGAATGTACGAGGCCGGAACGCTTCGCTCCGTATCTATCGGCGGCAAGGCATATTATACCGAATATGAAGGGGTGAAATACGCTACGAGATTCGATGTGTATGAAATATCGCTCGTCACTATCCCATCCAATGAAGATGCCGTAAGCTCACGGGATGGTGACGACAAAATCATGGCTGTACAGTTCTCTGCTCTCGAATCCGAAGCCGTGGATGAACTTTCTGCCAATCAGAATCAATTAATAACCAATTATTTAAAAAACATGGAGAACAAACAGACCGAGCAGCCTGCCGTACAGCAGACCGCAGAAGACGTGCTTTCGGCACAGAATCCCGAAGCCGCCCTCGGGGCTGTTTCTGCTCCTGCGCCCGAGCGGAGCGAAGCCCCGGCGGAGCAGAGCACGGAACAATCGCCCGCAGAGGACCGGAAGTTCGAAAACTTCGTATCCCGTGTGATCGACGTCATCAGATCGGCATTCAGATCGAATGTAGAAGCCGTGGCAGAAGCTGCGGCAGACGCCGCCCCCGCCGAAGAGGCTGCGGGGGAGACCCTTTCGGCGCATAAGCCGGAAGAGGCCCCCAAACCGACACCTCAGATGCTCAACATCGAGGAGGCCAAATCCAAGACATCAACTCAAACATTCAAATCGAACATGGAAAAAATGACCGTTCACGAGTTCCTGCGCACTCCCGCCGGCCGTGACAAATTCTCGGAAGTCGTCCGCTTCTCGGCCAACCGGGAGGGACTGTCTGCTGAAAAGTGGGGCAACGATTCGCGTATCGACCTCGTGCGCGAGTTCGTGCACTTCGCTGCCAACGACCGTGCCTTCATGGCCGCAATGAAGGACATCGCCTTCACCGCTCCGGGCACGAGTAACCCCTACGGCACGCTGGGCGAGGCCTGCGCCCGCATGGAGAGCTTCGTGTCGGGCCTCAACTCGATTAACTTCATTGAGACGAACCCCGACCTGGCAAAAATCGAGTGGTCCACGATGCTGTACCGCGAGCTGTTCCCCGACGACAGTTGGGCAGACCGCATCCCGCGCATCTCGGCAGAAGATTCGGCCGGCGTGATCTGGATCAACTCGGCCATCAAGCCGAAAATCTACTTCGGCAACCGCGCCCCGCTGAATGTCGCAGGGGAGACCTACGACGACGTTCCCGTGGGTATCGTCATGAAGCTGTTCGCGCTTCAGAACATCATCTGGCAGCAGGCCAACACCGATCTGCTGGTGTACGACGACAAGGCCCTCGGTATGGCCGAATCGCTCCGCTGGCTCGCAATGCGCGCTCATAACTTCTACCTTCAGAAGCTTGCCGAGGCCGCCAGCGTAAAAGTCCCCACCACGGGAGATGCATTCGCCGCCGCGAATCAGTTCCCCGACAACACCAAAGCTGCGGGCAACATCAAGAAACTCACTCCGAACGAGTTCCTGTCGCTTCAGACCGGATTTATTAATCAGAACTTCGTGATGGAGACCTTCGCTGCCGAAATGGTATATCCTGCCATCATGCACCAGCAGATTCAGGAAAATGCCCAGCTCACGAACTCGCTCACCAAGAATGCCGGGTCGATGCGTCCGTCGTTCGCCGAGTACTCGGGATTCGTGATGCGGCCCCGATCGGGCACGACCCTCTACGACACGGCATCGAACAAGGTCGTCGATCCCGAGCTGTATCTCGACGGCAAAATCCAAGACAATGGCTCCGTGCCCGTATATTCGGCCCCGGAAATCGCCGCTACGGCGTACAGCGTCGGCTTGGGCTTCATCCCGTCGGAGGCCGTTATCGGTATCGGCCGCACGAACGTCCACATGGTCGCCGACCCGGCAAACTACGGATGGCGTATGTCTATGGATATGCGCACCGGAGCTGCCGCAGGACGTAAAGGCGGCCTCGGCATCGGTCTGATCTACTACGCTGCTGAGGCGTAATATTCATCCGGGGCGGCATCGTCCGCCCCGGATTAACCCTTAACATTGAAAAATATGTCCGACATCAAAACAACCAACGGATACTCTGAGCAGTACTTCGTGAACCTTATGGATATGGTGCTCCGCAGGGGCACTATCTATGTCGTGGACGACGGCAATCATTACGCTGACGAGCAGTCAGCCGTAGATCGCTGCCGCGACGCTATGAAACTGCGGTTCATCAAACGGTATGCTACCGTTACGATGGATAACTTCCCCAAAGACCATAAGGCTCTCGAAGCACTTTTCCGCACCGTAGATGCCGCTCCGGCTCCTGTCGAGGAGGTAAAAGCCCCCGAAAAGGCATACGACCTTTCGGCGGCCCGCGCCAAGTTGCAGGAGTTGCGCGAAGGTACTAAGGGGCGCAAAACCAAAGAGTAACCATCAAACAGAAATCACCATGTCAAAAACCGGCGTAAAAGTCCAGCTTCAGGACACCACGTTAGGTACGTTCCAGCCGAAGGTAGGCAACGCAATGCTTATCTATGCTTCATTGGGCGGGGCGACATCTACAGAGCCTAAGTTGATTACAAGTCTCGACGCCTTCAATGCTTGGCAGGAGGCAAACGACCCGGACGGTATTAAAGGAGATTCCAATCTTGCCGCACAAGTCGAGCAGTTCTACAAGAATGCACCTTCCGGTACGTACTTGTGGATTTACTGCATGGACGGCTCCTCGGGCGGCGATTTCGTCACTCCGAACAAGTCGGGAATCATGAAGGCTATCCGGTACACCGGAGAGGCCGACTTCGACAACAGACCTCGCATTATCGGATTTCTCGGAGAGCAAGAGGAGACGACATCCGATTCGTCTATTGTACCTGCATCCACGCCTACCATCGTATCGGGAATCGACAGTATCTACGATACGATGTTCGTAGAGAGTTTCCGGTTTACCGCCGTGTTCGCCTCCGACATCGACGCAAAATCCATGCTGGCGGAGACAGCGACGAAAGCCCCCGACTGCTCGAAGTACAACGCGCCCGCCTGCGGTGTAGTCTTCACGTCCGACTATCTTATCAACGGCAAGCCTGTGAAGGATGTAGGCGAGACGATGGGCATCCTTTCGGCTATTGCCGTAGGTCAGTCCATCGGGTCGTGCGCGCGCCCGGCCGTGGCATCGGCGGCGTATTTCAACAATACGACCAATGTTGTGTCTGTGGCCTCTTGTTCGCTCACCGACTATGATGCTATGGGCGAGAAGCAGATGATCTTCCACCGCGTGCGTCCCGGACGCGGTATCTTCTACAACGACGGCGCCACCTGCAACGATCCCATGCAGGCCCTGTCGAAGCTGGAGTACTCCCGTTTGGGCAATGCGGTGTGCGACGATGCCGAATACTTCTTTACGGGTATCCTCAACACGCAGGCCCCGGTTGAAGCTAACGGCGATCTGAGCAAGACCTATGCCGAGCAGCTTAAAAACTCGTTCTATACGCAGTATTGCCAACCCCGCATTTCGCAGGGTCAGTGCTCTGCCATCAACATCGAGATCGGAGCTCAGAACAACGATTTCGTGGGGACGAAGACTATCGAGGTGACTATCAAGATTCAGCCTTCGCCCAATGTCGATCAGGTTCTCGTGTATGTAATGTACGTTAAATCCGTCGCATAGCTATGGCTTACAATTCACTCATCATCTCCAGCGCTCAGACGCAGATCACTCTGTCGTATGGCGCCAATGTGTACAACCTCGTTACGGGTGTACAGCTTTCGGTGGATAAGACGCAGGACGTAACCGAGATTTTCGCTATCGGGTCCAACCCTCCTATCGGCATCAAGAAGCTCAACCAGCGGTTTACGGCTACCTTGGCGCTTCAGACAGGCGAGTACGAAACGATCCTCGATGCTATCAATGCCTCCATATCCGGAGGGTTCATCGCATCGCTCCTCGATCTTCCGCCGTTCTCCTTGGGATGGTCGATTCAGATGAACGATCTGATCGTTCCTAAATCCATCATCTACTCTCTCGACAACGTTATATCATCCTCTGACGGGTATAGCGTAGATCGCAACAGCCCCGAGACGAACCAATCGCTGTCATTGCAGGGTACGGGAATTTCCCGCACCGTTCTCAATCTCTAAACCCCGGGAGGAGGGACGAAAATTGAGGCTTTGCCCCTCCTCCCCTTTTTATTATTTACTATGTCCGAAGTTAATAAAATGGCCGCAAAGACGGTCGAAATCAAGAACTACACCGTTCCCGTGCGGTATTTTACGCGGGCGGTCCTCAAGGGAGGACGTGTCGTAGAGCAGGAAGTCGAGGAGGAGATCGAAGTGGGCATGCTGTCCCGCACCTCCGTGGCGCATACCAAATTCGCGGGCGAGCTGTTACATGGGGGCATGGGCGATCCTACGGTATCCGGAGCCGTCGCCGTGAAGTTCGCCTCTATGATGATTATAGATGATAAAAAACGTGCTGCTATTTCTCAGGATCAGATGGCATGCCTCGATCTGTTCTGGTCCGATCCCGTCCAGAAGGACATCGAGCGTTTTTTATCGACATGGGGTATTGTCGAGCGGATGATAAGCAATGCCCCGGAAGATACGACGTCCCGCTCCGAGAACGAATAGACGAGTGGGGGCGCAAGGACCCCTCGTTTATCAAAAAAGCACTTATCGCCTATGTATTTCACGAATCTGTTATAGACATCCAAGACAGATTCTCGGCTGAAGACATAGATAAATGGTCCGATGCTGCATTATACGTGATAGATTCGGTAATTTTCGCTCCGTTTAAGAATAAAAGGTAATGGCAGACCAGAACTACGAAATACGGCTGAAGGTAACGACAGATGATTCCTCCTTGGATCGTCTCGAAGGACGTATATCTAACATCCAGAGCCGCGGGATCAGATCGGCATCCAGAGATGGAGTATCTCGTAGTTATAGATGGATTCCTCAAAACAGCCTCCCGTTATGGGAAAAAAGGTCCAGAAGGTTAGGTTCAAACAGGTATCTTTCTAATGAAGGTTTCTTATCCAATGTAAACGAGGCATATTACCGCTACGGCATTTTCAGGCGCAATTTTCTTGGGAATATTACGTCTTTGCATGGATGGCTGACCAATATTTCCCGATTCGGAGGTGTAATATCTCAAGTGGGGAAAATTGCCGGGGCAGCCGTCCCTGCACTCGGGGCATTCGGAACCGTTTTAGGCGGCGTGACGACAGCCATTGCGGTATTCAAGGGGCTGCAATGGGCTAAATCCGGCATATCTCTGTGGGCCGGGAACAGGTTGCTCAACAACCCTAATATCTCGCAGGGAGCCGGCAATATAATGCAGATGGGTATGGCCTCGAAGGCGCTCGGCCCTTCTTATCGTGAATCCTTTGAGAATGCTACGGCCATAGCAGCGCAGTACGGATTCTCCCGAACAGGAGTATTAGGTACTATCTCCATGCTTACGGGTCTTGACATCGGCGGCCGCAAACTGACCGCTGCCGATGCGTCCCGTATTGCGGCCCAAGCCGGTAAAGTGGCGCATGTCAGCTCTGCTCCATACGAGCGTGTTGCCATCAACATGCAGCAGTTGCTCGGACAGCAAACATCATCGGCCCGAGACCTCCGGGAACTTATAACGGCGGCTCCTATTCTTGCTACCATAGCGCAACGGTCTATGGAACGCAAGGGTATAAATCAAGGCATTTTCGACTATCTGAAGGATAAACAAGTACTTCTCGAAGTGCTTAACGAGTTCGATAGCTGGGTAGAATCCAATCCATTCCTCACCTCCAAAGGACGTGTAGCGCTCTACAAAGAGAATTTCTATAATTCCATCGCTTCTACGAATCCCGCTATATGGCAAAGGATAGAGGCGGGAATGAAGGCATTTTACGAAGCCCTCGGAGAGCGCGTTCCTATGCTTCTCGATTCGCTGACTAAGAATATCAATCCCGAAGCCATCCGGGAAGTGGTCGGGGTAGCTACCTCCGTACTCGACCTTATACTCCGGTTCATAACGAATGCAGGCAACCTTCTCGGAAAGGTATCTGGGTCTGTCGGAGAGACGCTTAACTATACTGGTTCATTCCTCACAAGTTGGGGTATTGGGTTGTCAAAATGGATTCAAAGAGGATCGCCCAAGGTCAGCTATCCAATAGCCGAATACGATCCTAAAGCGGACAGTATCATCTATTCAAGTCATGTCGAACGGTTCGGTCCGTCGTACAAATGGCAGAAACGATCTACGGCATCCATCGAATCCGCCTTAGCCCAAGCCCGATCGCGCGCAATGGAGAAGGCCGGCATATCTCCGGCTGACACTTCGTTGTATAAAAACCGACTGCGCCCGCTGTTCGAGAGCGAGGGTAGTATTCTTCCTTATCGTTTCGAGTTGCCGGAAAGCAGCAGCGACAATCCTCTCCGCGATGCTATGTCTGGAGCGTCTGCGGCTAACGATGCCGCTACGAATGAATTGTCTGCCGTATCGAAGGGAGCCCGCAGCTTGGTTATCAACTTCAACCGAGAGATCGTGAACATGCCCGTGAATATTGACAAGGTGAACGATGGCGCCGACCTCGCCAATCAGATCGGCAGCCAGTTGTACGATGTTATCGTGCGAGGACTTAATATTTCACTCAACAACGCAACCGGAGCTATATAATGAATACGCGGAATCATCAGACGACATTCGATCTGTCTCAACAAGCCGGGAATGCGATAGACCGGGCCGCTGGAAATTTCAAGCGGGGGATGGATACTGTACGCACCAACGCAGTAGATGCGGCGCAAGCAGCGTTGCATGCTACCAAAATGGTGTTGGCGGAAGCCGGTGTTCTGCGGGTCATGGTGCAGCGTTTCGGCACAGTCAGGGACAATGACCGTATCGCAGACCTTCCGCCTATGCACGCTGCCATATCTGCGGGTATGACATCCTATACGGCCGCCACTTCGTACAAAGAAACCGCCGAAGAGGTGGCCATGCTCGAAGGCCGGGACACTCCGGCATTCGATAATGTATTTTCCTGCGGGGATTATTGGTTGCCCTTATCGCTGCAATTCTCCGTGAATGCATCCAAAGTGCTCGATAACTGTCAGCTCGTTGACGGCCCGAACATCACACAGCGCGTAACCAGGTCTCCTAAGACTGTAAACGTGTCGTTCGCGCTCGAACGCAAGCAGGAGCGCACCCCCGGAACATCATATATCGAGGCGACATCCATTCGTTATTCCCGGTCTGAATCGGAGGAGGCGCGTGCCGTGTACAAGCTCACGAAGTTTCTCATGGACCTGTACGAGAATAGCGATGTATTCTCTGTGGAAAATCCTGTTCTGAACGACGAGATCGGCATATCATGGGCCGTAATGACCTCCTATCGCTTCGCTCCCAGTATAGGTTCTACATTCGGCTCCGTATCTTTCACGTTGCAGGAGGTGAATGTCTCTGATCCGTTGTTATATCAGTCCGACATAGAAACGTCTGGCGGCGTCCCCACAACAAAAATACAGCGGACCGAAGGTATCGGCGCTACGGTTGAATTTTAACATGGCATCCGAATCACGCATAACGGGTAACTTCTTCGTATGTAAAAACGAGGTGTTCGTCGAGGGCAAGTCCATCGGCAATTTCTCCTCTTTGGAAACGGAGAGCGACAGGAAAAATCTCACCGCCACAGCAACGGTGGAGATGCCGTTTTATTCGGTAGCCGTAGCTGCCGCTAAGGAGGTATCGTCGAGTTCCGTAGTTGTCCGAGAGGTAGGAGATTACGCCACTACGTATGTGAGAATCAATCCCGATGATTGGAATATCCGTATCGGCGCTCGTATCCGAATATACACATGGTACGAGGATAACGAGCAACTGGGGCACAAGTTCGACAAAGTGTTGGAGTTCGACGGTTTCATTCGTCATATTGAAGGAGGATTTCCTACGGTCATCAAATGCGAAGATGCGGCATTCATGCTTCGGTTCGGGACGGTTAACAAGTCCTATGGCATGCCGACTAAATTAGTATCTCTCCTGCAGGAGATGTGCGATATATCCAATGAAGCGTTTGCCAAATACCGTCGTGATAACGGTCTCACGGCCGAAATACCCAAGTTGGAGCCGGACGGTAAGACGATGGATACCGATTTCATCCTCAAACCGGCGGCATCCGTTTCTCCATACGATGTTATAGAGCGGGTAGTCATAGGCATGTACAAGTTGTACGGGGCTGTCCGCGAGACGTATGATGATGCCGGAAAATCCGTCGCATACGTCTATGCCGGGCTCGGAATATCCGACCCGGAAGCTCCTACCCGCAAGCTCAGCACAGCGGTAAATGTCGTAGGTCGATCCATCGTCCCTAACGACCATTTGTTCGAGAATTTTAATGTTACGGTGCGGTGGATAGAAGGAAAAGAGCTTAAATCCTACTCTACGGGTACGGAAAACGGCATCCCATACGAAATACCGTACACTCCCGGCCGGACGGCTGAACAGATGAAGACTACGGCTAAATCCGCATTGGCAGGGCTGAAGGCCAACCGCAACAAGGGAACTATAACCACGCTCCTGTATCCTACGGTATCTCTTTTCGACTACGTGGACTACGAAGATACGATCTACACTACGCTGTCGGGGCGCTACTATGTTATCGGACGCCGCCTCACATGCGGCAAGGGACGTGGGTATTATCAGACTATCACAGTAACAAACAGCACATTCCTATACCTCGGATAATATGACACCCGCAGAGTTCTATACCAGTATGATGCAGATAGGGGACCGATTCCGTTCCATGTTTGGCGCTGCCGGTTCCACGAGCTTTATTTTCGCCAATGTTATATCCGTGGATTTCGGAGCCAATACCATAGACGTCCGCGCCGGTACAGAAGATTCCGACCTTGTGATTTCGGACATAAGCCTGGCCGGACCTTCCGGTGTCGATGCGGCCGTCTATATTTATCCGAAAGTAGGATCGGCCGTTATTATAGGACTGCCCTACAAACAGCCGGAATCGGCCTTTGTGGCGCATTTCTCCGAAGTGTCGGCCGTCCGTATCATCTACGACATCGAAGCGTATGAAACGGGCGAAAATAAAGAAAAGGACATAATAACTGTGGATAAGGATTCGGCGTTAGTGACGCGCGGGAAATATTCTTGCGTTATTAATAAAGATTCTATACATTTGTCATGTGACGGTGGCGCTGATATACTGCTTCGTGACGGGCAGATTACCATGAATGACGGCGATCTTGGCGGGCTGCTTAAAATAACACCTCTGCTGGATAAGATCAATGACTTCATACAGAAGTACAATACCCATACACACGCGGTAAGTGGGAATGCCACTTTACCCACGGAGCAAAATGCTACAACAATTTCCGCCTCCGACGTGGAGGACGAAAATATCACACATTGAGTATGAAAGATATAATGTTTGACTTTTCGGAAAACGATGTAGCGATCCGCAACGGTGATTTTGCTGTAACGGAGGACGCATCGCGTCAGAACGGGGGGCTTATACTGATGAAAAATCCGGTTAATATCTTTCTCGCGCAATATGGTGTAGGATTCGAGGCGTGGGCTCCTCAAACTCCCGTATCCTTCGCCCGCAAGCTCATTTCAGAGGCCCGCAAGCAGATTCTTGACGATGGGGCGATCCGCGTCGAGACATCCATAGACCAAGGCGCTACGATAGGCGACATGATAGTAAACCTCAAAACAGAATATTGACATGGCACTCTATGTCGTCAAATATGGTGAAACGCTTTTGGACGTGTGCTACAACGCGACCGGGGCTATTACTGCCATAGATCAGATCATGGATGCCAACGGATTCGATACCTACACTCCTACTCTTTATCCCGGGCAGGTGCTTACGGTCCCGGATGTGATATATAACAGCGATGCGGTTCACGCGGCCAACATCCGTCCGTTCAACAATTCATGTGGAATAGAAACAGACGAGTTGCACGGCATGATAGATAGCGTCGTAGATGGCATGGGCGATATTCCCGGACCTCCGGATGATCCTAATATCGACCCAGTAGAACCTGAGCCGGGAAATATAAATTATCTTGCCATTAAATACAGACTACCAGAACCTAAAACCAATATCACGGTATATGTATTGGCCGATTATGCGGTGGCCTCGGAGGTCAAATGTACGCTTAGTATGTATCATACCGACACACCTAATATTGCCAATCAATTTACCGTTTCCATCAAACAAGGATTTCAATCTTCCTCAGAGATAACAATCCCTTACAAGGGAGAGAACAGAATCCAATTCATTATTAACGGCGTCATTCCTATTGAGGACGGCATATATTCATACCAAGCTGGCTATCCAGTCGAAATTATACCCTAATATGGCTACAATAGATACCATAAGACAATCCGTGCAGAGTATAGCGTCCGAACTCGACAACACGAGCGTTTCGGCGTTGTGGAATCGTATAGCGTCCGTGTTCGCCGCAGTCAGCGATACTATAACCCTGAACATGTCTAACTCCGAGGAGGTCATCCGCAATACTGCCCTCAATCTTCGGGTAGCGGGCGAACAGTACTATGTGGATAAGGCGCTGGCATTTCAGGAGGGGGATTCACTCGTAATCGTCGATCCCTCCACATATCGCTATGGTTATGCGACCATAGATGAATCCAAGCAGATCATCAAGCAAGTGACTGTCTCGGCCGTTCCGTCCTCCGCAACAGTAAATGTCAATGCGGCAAAACAAGATTCGGATGGATATAATGTAGCGCTTTCAGAAACAGAGGCGGCATCCTTGCAGAACTACTTGCAACGGCTGGCTCCTCTCGGAATATCCGTAAAGGTGGCCAAAATAGATGCGGTGTCGGAGGTAACGGCTCAAAGACTGTTCGTCAGATATTACAAATCTTATTCGCTCCCCGTCATTCAGCAAGCCGTAAAATCGGCCCTTATCTCTACGCAAGGGATGCTTGTAGGCGGGGACCCGATATATGTCAATGACCTTGAAAGTGCCCTTAAAGCCATAGATGGAGTGAGGGATGCGTGGTTCAATAATCTTACTTATGACGACAGCCAGCAACCAACAAACGGCATTATTACTCCTAAGAGCGGGTTTTTCAACTTCTCGGACGCTCTGACGGAGCTTTCGATAGTTCAGTTCGACGCTATATGATCCGCATTCTCGACATACCGTATTATCTGTTCGATACGCTGAGAGCCCAATATGCGCTGAACTACCGCACTATGGGGCTCAATGTGATATACAGATACCTTTTGGCGTGTTTGTCTCCGCTCATCCCGTGGGAAACGCACTACGAAAAATGGTGCATCAAGTATTATGCGCTGGCAGGAAACGACGGGTCGGGAATATCCGTATCGGAATACCTTAACGCCTACTATGGTAAATACGGTTCTATTTTGTTCGGTGAGGTCTTACAAACTGAGCAGGATATGTACACCTACGGAGGCGGGGACGCGGTGAACATGTACACCTACGGAAGCGGGGACGCGGTGAACATGTACACCTACGGAAGCGGGGACGCTGCAGAGTTGGAGCCTGCCGTGATATATATCCCGCATGGTTTAAATGACGACAAATCCATGTACGAGGACTTCATAGCGGATTTGAATGCTCTGCTGTTGTTCGGCCTCGAAGTGACTATAAAAACATACTGACATGGCAAAAATCTATCAATTCAATCACATTGACGGCCGCAATCAGATTTATGTGGATGATCTCCAACACATATCTGATTCTGCGACAGAGATGATACGTTCCCTTCCGTGGACCACTCCTATCGCATTGGCGAATGTTAAACTCAGCGGGTCCGGGTTGGAACTTACCCCTGCCTCCTTTGCTGTGGTAAACGGAGTGCCATTCGGATGCGACACAACGGTGACGGTAACTCCTTCACAATACTTGTATGCCGTATGCGAGTACGACACCTCGCAGAACCGTAACAAGAGTGAAGGAGGGACATATCAGCAGGCTGTGGTGAGGTATCTCAAAGTATCCGACAGTAAGTTGTCGGATACTGACCCCAATAATGCCCCGATATTCCCCGGCCTCGGCGAGTATCTCATCTATCATAATGGAGAGGATAATGCGGAAATTCCGTTCCGGGAAGACGGTACTACCATTCCGTTCGATCTTTCTTTGGTCGTTCCTTCCGGCGGCATCACATCGGACCTTATCGGTCCACAGGCCGTTGGGGCCGATAATATAGCAAACAATGCTGTGACATCGTCCAAGATCAGTACAGGAGCCGTCAGCACAAACAAAATAGCCGGTGGCGCTGTAACTACGCAAAAAATCGCCGCGCACGCAGTTACGAGGCAGGAGCTGGACAACGACCTTGACCTTCAGACCAAGTTCTCCGTAGGTGTTGTAAGTGATAGTATGTCGTTAACGGCTCCGATGGTGGCGATGTTCGCTACCTTCTCACAACCCTCCTACGAATTATACGTCGCAGATACCAACCTCATGGATGATTATCTGTTGCCTATAACATTGCTCGTGTGGAACTCAGAGCTCGCATCAAAAACACTCGTCATAAAAAGGAATAATTCGGAGGGATCAATTATCATGCGAGTAATATTGGAACAGAGTTCCCGCTATCGTATTGATATATGGGCGGCAAAAAATCATGTTGCTACATGCTTCTCCAAAGTAGAATCCAATTCTTACAATTAACAAAGGGGGTCTCATCGAGGCCCCCTTTGCAATTCAGTTGTTAAGTAATACTTAATAGGTCAGTTGTCAAATAATATTTGACAACTACTCCTTGCCGAGTTTCTGCCACTCGATATGCAGCCACCACCCGGCGAAGCCTCCCACCACAAGACCGATGGCTCCGGAGACCGTCCACATCGCAGGGATAAAATGGATAAGCAGTCCTAAGACTACGAGTGCAGCGAGAACTACGGCTGCCAAAACTCCTCTTTTCATCGTTATTAGTATTATGCCTCCGGATGCTTGCGCCATTGCTCGCACCATCGGCGGGTTTTCAGATAGTCCGGGTATCCTTGATTGTCGTATGCCTCCTTTTCGAATGATATGTTCCGATAGGCATTGCCTTTCATGAACAGCCGCACGAACCATTCTAACACATATATCAAGTAGAAAAAGATATACAGCAGGTCTTTCATCTGCGCGGTGTGTATGGCTTCGTGACGTATGGTAGAATCCTTTAACGGCTTCGCGCTCTTGCGGGCGAAGATGATCCCGAACAGATTCATAGCCGAGAATCCGGGGAACGGGATAATGTTGTTGTAGATAATCTTCATGGCTATATCATTTACTCCATAATACGATTCCGGCAGATACCCCCACAAAGGGCTGTAACCCGTGTTGACAATATCCGGCTCCTACTCCCGCCGTTACGGCGAACCACGGTTTTCTGTGTACGGTCTTCGTAACAGTCCTGTTGTATGTCTCGATAAAGTCCAGTCGGGGCGACAATGGCCCTACCACCGGACCTACTACACGTGCGTAGTAGGTTGAATCCCGATACTCTACTGTACGTTCCGCAACCTCTATCTTAACGCTGTCCGCTCCGGCTCCTATCGTAATGGTCCTAACCACGGTATCTGCCGGAGCGAACAGCAACTTCGGGACTGTTACGGCCACCAACCTGTCGGATGTTCCGACAAGTTTCGGTTTCTCGTAGTATATGGTATCTACCCGCACGCGCTCCTCCACGACGGCCTGTCTCCGTCCTGTCCGAATACCTAATACGTAAGCAACCAATCCGGCCGCCAAGAGGAGCGCTATGCAGGCAGAAGTTTTCATTTCATCGGGAAATATTTGCCACCTTTCATGGTGAGAAACTGTCGGCGCTGCTTCCCTTCTCCGTTGCGGATGCCTATGTGTATCCATCTCGGAATGTTGGCGCCGTTCTCATCTTCCGAGATCATTTGGTCGAAGTCATGCTTCGACAGGAACATTTTGCAGAACGATTTGAAATACTCCAGCTTCCCGTTCACAGGCACGAGGTCTGCGGCATAACCGTGTGAGTGTGCCGAAGTATTTGATCCGCCTACGGCCTTATTAAGGGCCGGGCTCCTGTATCCGCTGGTAACGTTTATTCCCGGCGATCCCAAGTTGCACTTCCCGCAAAATGATTCCCACTCCTCTCTCAGAGGATCGAGAAGCTCGTCCACTAACTCTTTGATATGCGCCTCATGCCCGGCATCCGGGGCGTTGTCTATCCCTTTTGCCTCAGCCGTAGCAGATCGGATCATTTCGTCCATCGTAAAGTATTTCATATCTCAATGTCTATAAGGTTGCGCTTCAAAATGCGGGTAAGTTTGTCCCAAAACATATCCGTGCCGAATCTCATAACCGGGTTGCCGTTTGTCATAGGAGTACACGAAATTACCACCCATCCCATAGCCGCGGCCTCGGCATATTTTTCATACTCCTTTACTATGGCCGTAGGATTGATATGCCTGCCTCCGGCATAGTTCCCTCCGTTTATCTCTACGGCTACTTTGGCGGCTTCGCATGCATAATCGAAACGCCACCGGCGCTTTTTATGGAACCGGTATTCCTGTTCCCATTTGAGGCCGGTGGTCTTTTCGAGTATCTGTTTCGCCAGGTCCATCACTTCATGGATTGTCTGCAAAACATGAAGTAATGATACAGATCGTCCGCAATGGCTGAAATACTGTTCGAAGCCGCGGCGTCCCAGGCTCCGGCCTTATCGTACTGGTTAATGTACTCGATGATATGGAACAGTTCATCGGCTGTCTCCTGCACATATCTGTCCCACGACCCTATCGTCTCCATCTCCGACAGATCGGATAACCCTACATATCCGGCCATCGTATGTACGGGGATACCACCGCGTTGTACGATGATCTCTGCAACGGCATCTACGGCCTTTTGAAGCCGTTCGTACACCTCATCCAAGAAAGGATGCCACCCTTCAAAATGGGGGCCTGTAAGGGTCCAATGCCGGGCCTTCACGTTCTGTGTGCATACTGCCAAGTCGGCGAGCAACACATCCAATACTTTAAACTCATCCATAGCTTTACAAATATAGTTAAAAAATCCGAAATCGGAACTGTCGGCCTTTTCTATCTTGTACTGCATTCCATCGGTCCCTCTTGCATGTATCGTGCCGGAATTGTCTCGTCTCAAAGTCTGACGCACTACACCCCGGCTATCACGTACTGTAACCGAACCGTCCGTGCGCTTTTCCAGCTTCATCACCACCTTCCCGGAAAAATCCTTCACATACGTTATTTTGCGTTCCTGCGCATTCGCCTCGCCAATGCACCATACAAGGGCTAATGCTACCAAACAATCGGCTGCAAACATCAGCAGCACATCCCTTAATTTAAGACCATCTTTCATATAAATAATTATTTATCAGGTAATTTACTATAATTTATGCCGAATGATATTGTGAACAATACCCATAAAACGGCATGTATTATACCTCTTATCCATAATCCTTGTTCGAATCTATGTATCGAAATTACTGAGGCTAATATAGCTAATAAAAAAGATATTACTGTGGAAAAAGAAGCCTTTGTCATAACTTTGTTTTATTCAATTCATTCTTATTACTACATTCCCTAACCTTTCAATCCTTTTACCAACTCAAACTCGTATGCCATGACCCACGGATTCGATGCCCACGTTCCGCAGCCGGATACCTTATCGATAAGCGAGGCGAAGGCTTCGCGGGGAGTATTGAACCATAGTCCTGTACCCTTATTATGGTCAATATATCCATACATTCCAAGTATAGATTCTGCGTAGGCTTGTCTAATCCCCTCCTTCAGGCAATCGGCCTCCGAAATATCCTGCAACCTCTCGCACTTGATTCCGGTGATTCGGATGCGGTGGGGCATCAACTTGGCCTTAGTAAACATCTTATTCGTCCAACCAGATGGTTTATCATCATCTTCCCAATCATACGGATTGACACAGTTGGAGTAGTCGAAAATATCTTGGTATCTCTGCGCCACGGCCACGATCTCGCCGACCTTATAGGGCAACTTTTTCTCATCACATACATTGTCGATAGGCCCGATGATTTGGATGTATCCTGCAAAAATTCGTACCGTTACGTCGGAGGTGCTATTGAGATTAATAATCCGCCTCGTCATGGTCTTTCGCCTCTTGATCACCGCCTGCGTCAAGCCGTAGCGGTCGTTGAACATTATCTTTTTCATATTTCCCCTATTTTTTTGAGTTTATTCCCTATCCAAGAAAACATATATCCTAAAGACATTCCCAAAAACGCCCCTATAAGACATATTGCAAAGATTGTCGCGTAAATAGGGACGATGATCGCCCAATGAAAGAACATAAAACCGGGCGATAGTACAATACAGATAGCAATAAGTCCCTTTGCAGGCTTTTGCCTTCCGGACCAAATACGAAAGGACCATGGATTTAAAAATGGACAAACCCAGCGCAATTCAATTGCCCAAATGTCCAACTTATAGCTTCTACCGATGTCGATTAGTCCGTGGTGAAGAAGAAATCCTATCTCTTTTATGTGTATAGTTTTCATTCCTCGTTCAGTTTTTGGCTAAATTC